AGTCGGACCCGCTACAGTAGAAGCGGCTCCCGTAGGGCCAGTGGGTCCAATATCACCCGTTGGGCCCGTGGGGCCAGCAACACCCGCAGTTCCAGTTGGCCCGGTCGGGCCGTCAACGCCCGCAGTGCCAGTTGGACCAGTCGGACCAGCGACACCAGTGGGCCCTGTGGGGCCGTCAATACCATTAGCGCCCGTTGGGCCGGTAGGTCCAGCCACGCCCGTAGGGCCAGTAGGCCCATCAATGCCGTTGGCTCCCGTGGGGCCTGTAGGACCAGATGCGCCCGCTACGCCGGTGGGTCCTGTGGGGCCATCAATGCCTGCGCTGCCGGTAGCGCCTGTAGGACCGGTCGGGCCAGTAGCTCCCGCGCCCGTGGGGCCGGTAGGACCAACTTGCAGGTACATGACCTGCATAACGCTGACAATGAGAGACGGGATGGCCGGATTAAGCGCCCCAATCGGCTCATGCTCAAGGATGATGGAGGCGTTGTCCGTCATCCATATCAGTTCAACGTAGTCGCCCGCTACGAACGTATCCAGATAATCCCATGCCGCCACAACATACGGCGCATTGCTTGGAACCGTCAGTTTGGTGTCAGAGCTTGGAATGTCCACACCGTTCTTGCGGAACCAGATGTTGACCGTCTGCCCAGAGCCGCCGCCGCCCGTGTTGTGGAATTGAGCGGAGAACTGAATGTCAAACGTGCCGCCCGCAGCAAACGTAATCCGCGAGTTTGACACGATAGAGATGTTAGTCGCGCCCGCTGTGTTGTTCAGCGTCATCGGCGTCGGTGTGTTTACCGTCGCCGTCTGGTCAACGTCACTGAAGAACGAGCCATAGCTGGCAAGCGCGCCGCCGGGGCCGGTGGGGCCAACTGCGCCAGTAGCACCGGTAGGTCCGGTCGGACCAGCCACAGTAGAAGCCGCGCCAGTGGGTCCGGTTGGACCTCCAGAGCCGGTAGGGCCGGAAACGCCTGTCGGGCCGGTAGGTCCAGTGGGACCAGCCACCGTAGAAGCCGCACCCGTAGGTCCAGTCGGGCCAGAAACGCCGGTTGGACCCGTGGGACCCGTGGAGCCAACCGATCCGGTCGGGCCAGTAGGGCCAACAGCACCGGTCGCTCCAGTGGGGCCAGTCGCACCCGTAGGACCGCTTGGCCCAATGAAGCCAGAGGTGTTGATCTCCACCCACTGCGCGCCGCTGGCATCAGAAATCCATGTGTACTCGATACCAGAATCAGTATCGAGCCAACGGTCGCCAACCACCGGGCTTAGTGGGGGAGTAGGTGATTCCGTATAGCTCGTGCCGCCGCTGGGGCCAGTCGCGCCCGTAGGGCCGGTAGCACCCCCAACGCCCGTAGGACCGGTCGGGCCATTGTTACCAGTCGGGCCGGTCGGGCCAGCCTGACCAACAATTAGAGCTAAGAACAGCGGAAGGCCGAAAGAAAATCCAGTGGTTCCCGTGCCGCCAGACGAGAAAAGGCTGACAGGATAGGTCCAATAAGCAGTTGGGGAGCCGGGGTTAACTGAAGTCGGCGCACCAGTAATCGTGAACGTCTGATAGTTGGCGCTGGCCGATTGGTCTTGAACAATAATTCTCTCGCCAATCGTCAGCAGCGAGAGAAAAATATCTACGTCAATGCCGTTATCGGTCAGATGGCTGATGTTAAGCTGCGTGGCCGACGTTTGGGTAGCGTTATTCCAGAGGATATATCCATCACCCGGATAGCCGCTGGTGGAAGCCGTATTAGCTTGAAACAGAAACAAGCTGGTTGAGTTGCCGGGGGTTCCGGTAGGACCAGTTGCCCCAGTTGGGCCGGTCGGGCCAGTCACGCCCGTGGGGCCGGTCGGACCAACAGCACCCGTAGGGCCCGTGGGGCCAACACCCTGCAAATCAGCAATTTGTTGAGTCGTAGCGCGGACGGATACGCCGGACTGAACAAGTTCCATCTCCTCCGTGCCATTCAGAGACACGGCAACGGGAAGGTTTGGAATCTGGATGTTAGCCATTTAACGGACCCGTCTTCGGAACTTGGTTGAAATTATACGGCAAGCCGGGGTCATTGCCACCAATATCGTCAGGCACAAATAGGCTCGTGCCCGGCTCTTCATTGAGGCCAAACGGGGGCTCGCCAGTGGTCTGGGTGACGCGGTTCTGGCTGCTCTGAGTGATTCGGTTCTGGGTGTTGCCCATGGGCAGGCCGGTAATGGGATCAATGTTGATCGCCACCGAGCCAGCGTGCGTCATGCTCCCCGTGGCATTGCTGGCAAATGACACCGTGTACGACCCAGAGTTGCTGGAGGCCGTGACAACATAGGTGCCATTGTACGTGGCGGGCTCCATGCCAGACACCACAATAGTGCTGCCAACGGTAATTGGAGTCAGAGACAACGGCACTGGGAACGTCAGCGTGGCGACAGAACCCGTGCCAGAGGCCGCAGAGACCTGCAAAACCTGACTGGATGTATAGCGGTTATTGGTTTCCGCCGTGACATAATCCTGAATACGGGCGTTCATGATGGGCGTTGGATCAGCCGGAATGATGATGTTCCGAAGCTGATTCTGAGGCACATCAAGGCACGTCTCGCATACCAAGATGCGGATGTTCATCAGGGCAGCGCCACGATAGTCAAACTGCCACTGAAGCTCATGGTGATTATACAAAAAGCCACAGCGGTCGCAGATGCCAAAGGCACGCGGGTTGGTAGAGCTTACCGATGCGCGACCGTGTGGCCTCACCTAAAGTACCCCTGAATTTGCGGAGAGATGTACTGAGAGACGTACTCAGTGTTCTGATCCGCAGCGATTTGATACGCCTCGTCAGCAAACGGCTTCATGATCTGGACCTTTTCAGGCGACCAGACCTGCGCTAGCCTCGTGGCAAGACCGTAAGCAAACGCCTCCAGCCACAGATACGGGATTTCAACCGTCTGACCCGCCGTGTAATTGGCATCCTGAAGACGCCTGACACGGTAGTACTTCAGCGTGGTTGCCTCGCCGCCATCTGGCACGGGCCAAAGCGTAATCGTGGGATCAAGCAGGCGATCAAACCAATACGTGGTTGGAAAGCCCTGCTGTTCTTTATTGGGATAGGACGCATATTCCGTGCGCGAGATCGGCAAAATAATACGGTCAGTATTAGAATTACCCTGCGCAATCGTGATGTAAGCGTCCAAGATCATGACGGTGTCGGCAGGCACGTTATAAGTAGACGTGCCCTGAACCAGCGGAACCGTTTCAAGATCAACAGCCCAAAGATTTACGCCTTGGTTAGACCACCTCGCCAGAAGCAGGTTGGTCGCCATGCGGGCCGTCTGCATATGTTCCTGCACGAGCGACGTGTTGCGCAAACCGATCAGGTTGTACGCATACAGGGTCAGCTCGCCCAAAGACGGATTGAACGTGTACGTCCCGCTGGTTGTCATCCGGCTCTCCTATTAGGCGGGGCCAGCCTGAACGACTTTAAGTTCCACAGTGCCCGTCTGACCGGTCGCCATGTAGATGCTGATGGCGCGGCAAGGAATGGTCATGCCAACAGCGGTGTCCGCCGTGACACCGGAAAGACCGGTGACGCTGAACCACAGAGCCGTGTCCTTGTCATAGCCGACAGCATTAGGATCATCCAAGGAGTACTGGATGCTGAACGTGGGCGTGCCAGCCGTGATATTTGCCGCCAGACCAAGGTTGAAAGGCGTCTGGAAGTCATCAACAGCAATAACCTCGCTGCGGCCTTCATCGGTCAGAGAAATAGTGCGGTACTGCATTTCAGCTTTCCTTTTTCACGCCGGATGGAGATACAGGCCAAGATTTCCTAGCGGGGCCAGTTTTCTTCTTAGCCATTGTCTCCTTCTGCGAGCTACTCATTGATTTGGCAGCAGCGGCAGGGCGACATGCCGGGTATGGCCTTTTGCCCTTTTCACCGGGAATCCTACCACATTCCTCACCAGTTTTCACATCACGCCAGTCTTCTGCGAACCATTTTCCAAGTCCGCCGCCAGACGCTTTGTTAACTCGGTTGTCATCACCGGACCATTTACCTCCATGCTGCTTGTACCACTTGGATGCCCAAGCATTGGCATAAGCAGACGGGTAAACGTCAAACTTGGCTCTGGCAGCAGCCTTGGCGCGGCCCCAAAGACCGGAGTTTTGTGGCTTTGACGCCATGTCAGCAATCCCACTTACGGAGGGCTTTGTTGATACGGCTGTCAGGATCGGCAGCTTTAGCCGAGCCAGTCAGCTTGCGCTTCATGCCGGTCATCCGGGCGCAGAAGCTATCTTTGCGGGAGCCGCCTTCTGGCTGGGGCCGCTTAATGTCATGGCCTTGGGCGCGGAGAGACGCGCGGCCCTTCTCATTCAAACCGCCTTCAGGGTTCTTGCCTTCTTTGCGTGTCCATGCGCCGGGCATCGTATCCTCCTAGTAAAACGGGGGCGCAATGGCCCCCGTTTCCCACTACTGAATGGGAGCTTTACTCAGTAATGGGAGCTTGCCTTGCGGGGCGAGCCCGAAGCGGCAGACGAGAACACACCGCCGCCAGCCTTACGGGGCTTGCGACCAGCGTTCATCTTAGCAGCCTCGCCATGGACCTTGCCCATAGCCTTGCCACCCTTCTTGAAGCCGTTGGTGCCGCCCTTGGCTTCCTTCACGACTTCCGAGTTAGCGCCAGCGTACACATCGGTCGGCGCGCTGTTCTTCATCACAACGCCACCGGTCTTGCGAGCATTACGACCCTTCATGATAGCCTCCAATGGCTAGTTTACGCCGTCAGGTTGCGCGCCTGAACGTAGGTAACAGTGATAACGCCGACGCCAGCGCCGGTGTTGGTGGAAGTCACAGCGATCTTGCGATCCGTGGTGCCAACGTCATTCCAGTTGCCAGCGCGGGTAGCGTCGGTGCCCGGAGTCGCCGAAAGCGGGCCAACAGCAACGCCGTCAAGCGCGCCAGCAGCCGTCAGGAACGTAGCCGAAGCCGTCGTGCCAACGCCAAAAGTCGTGGCAACGCCATCCCAAGCAGTCGTCACCATGACGCTGATGGAAAGAATCTGGCTGTTGGCGGGGATCACAATGGAGGTCGCGCCCGAAGCCTGCGTAACAGCCGAAGACTGAGCCATCACCACATAGCCGACGTTAGTAACGTCCGAGCCAAGAGTGGTGCCGCTCGTGTTCAGGATGTTACCGGCCTTGATCGGACCAGTAAACGTAGTAGCGCCCATAAGGCCCTCCTGCACGATGCGATCTTGTAGTCTGTGCAGCGTCCGCTAGGCCGGTCTACAAGATCAATTAGCCTAGATGAAAGGCGGGAGCCGTAGCCCCCGCCCTGTCAAAATTACGACGGGATAGCGCCGTAGATGGAACGCCAGTTGTAGTAGCCGAAGCTATAACGCTCGTAACCCTTAACCAGAAGGTTATCGGTCACAAAGTCAACCTGCATATCCGTCTCAAACTTGACACGCTCCATGTAGGAGAGGCCGTCAATGTTGGTGAGAAGGAACCAAGCCGACGCCGACGTGAGGAAGTCGTTGACCATGTAACCTTCCGGCAGGCCACCGGCGGTCATCATGATCGCGTTCACGTCGTTGTCCGCAGTACCCGGACGCAGTTCCGTCTTGGTAAGGCGGATAGCAACCGGTTCCAGAGCCGCCGGGACGATCAGCTTGCGGCCACGCGCGAACACCTTCAGACCAGCCTGATCTTTGAAGTTCGTGCGGATCGCGATCATCGCGTTCAGCAGGGTAGACTCGTTAAGCTCGTTGGTGGTGTAGTTGGAGATCACACCGCCATCAATCGGGTGATCCGACGCCACCAGCGCCTTGCCGTCACCGCCGACCGCAGCATTGTACGTCGTGGCCGTGTTAAGCACGTTCGCGCCGTAAATTTCCTTGGTCTGCTGGAACGACTCCATAAGGCCGAGGTTGCTGGGCGCAAACTGGGTCTTGTAGAGGTTGTCGTCAATCGCCTTGCGGGTGATCGCGTAGCCGAGAGCAATTTCAGTATGCTCTTGGTTGTACACGTAACGCTCGCCAGCGTTGTTATCAAAAGCAGTCTGACCGCCTTCAGTCTTCAACTGAGCAAGGCCCAAGAAGCGCATTTCAGCGGTACGCTCAAGCGCCATCTTGGAGTCATGCTTGGTGAAGATTTTGTCGTACTGAGACGGAATCTGCTCGTACTTGCCTTCAATTCCACGGAGGCCGGGGAGGAGAAGGTCTTTAATAGCCGAAAGATTGACAGCCATTGGTCCTTACTCCTCTTAAATGCCAGTGGCGTTCTTGGTCGTGACGTTGTTGAACGCCACAATGATGCGGTTGTACGCACCAGCCTCAGTGCCAGCCGAACCCGGAGGATCGGTGACGAGGCCCACGACACGGAAGGGAAGGGTGGTCGTCACGGCAGCGGTCGTAACGTCAGCAAACGCGCCCGACAGGCCGTTGGCGGTGTTGCCAGTGCCAATGTCAAAGCCAATGTTCAGGTTGACGGTGGACTGCGTAGCGCCAGTAGCGCCAGTCTGCACAACAAATTTGGCGTTCGGGTCATTGATGATGTAGCCCTCAACCGTCTGGCTGGAAGCAACATCAGAACCGGGCCAATAGTTGGACCAGACAGTGCGCTTCTGCGACACCGAGAGGTACTTGCAGCCGACAAACACACCAGCAATGCCAGCAGCGGCAATCGTGCCGTCGCTGCGCACCACGAGGCCGTTGGCGTCGGGCTCTACGGGGTCGCCGTAGTAAATGGCAGAAGCGTTATAAGCGATTACAACCGGGACCTGCTCATAGGTCGGAGCGGAACCATTGCCGCTGTACTGGCTAAAACCGAAAGGCGCGTTCGTATTCGCCATGACGGTGCCTCCTTTTCAGGAAGTCCCATCATGCCACACCGGGGGCACTAGGAACCGGGAAAGTTAAGCCTCCCACGCCGGGGGGAGGAAGCTCCCATACAGGAGCCATGCCGTGAGAATACACCTTAACAACATAAAGTAAAGGGCCACCCGTAGATGGCCCTTTTGTCATATCATTCCTTGGGAACAGGAATGGGCTCGTAGCCTTTGTTGATCTTGGGCCTGACCTGTGCGTGGTCGCGGTGCCCAAGACCACCTTCCGGCGGGCCATTAAGCTGTTCTTCCTTGGCGCGGACCTGATTGCGCGCCTTCCGAAGCTCAAGAGACCGCATTTCTTCCGTGATGACCGTCGGGCGTTCCATAAGGATCATGCCCTTACGCTCAATGGTGGCATAAGAGCCGGTAGAGGGCATCTCTTCCGGGTGGCGGTTGGCAGGAACTTCTGTCCAACCCTTCTGCTTCAGTCCAAGAATGTGCGTATGGTCTTCCGCGCCAAGCGTGGACTTGCGCTTCCACTCATAAGTCCAGCCATCGGGAGCGTCAGGCAGCGCAAACTCGTCAATACCGCCTTCCATATCGCCCAAATGACCGCGAATTTCAGCGGCACGACGCGCAGCAGCCGCGCGAGGGTCTTCTTCACGCATCGGGGGCCTCATAGGCGGACGCTCCATCGTCTCCACCGGCTCTTCAGCCGCCAGATTACGGGTAGGAAGCACGGGTTTCTGCGAATTGGGGCGACGACCACGCGGGCGCGGGGCGTTTTCAGCGTTGTTGTCCATTTAATCCTCCTCAGTGAACGCGATTGCGCTCTTTAATCATCTGACGGGCGTATTCTTCCTCAGTAACACCGCTAATCCGTGCAGCTTCACGCTGTTCCGGCGTCAACTTGACCACGTGCGGCTTGTTTCCGCTGGACGTAGAGGGCTGACGTGACACGGGAGCCGCCGGAGGCGACTGACGGCGCTGCACAGGAGCCGCCGCAACAGACATGGCGGGCTCTGGAGGCGCTGTTTCACTCTTAGAAATGCCCAATCTGCCTTCCACAAACCGGAAATACTCGTCCGATTCGGGGATAATGCCGTGGTCAACGGCGTCTTCATGGGCCCGCGCCATAATACGGAAAGACCGGGGGTCCTTCAGATTGTCACGGTTGTTCTGCAACCACTGAGCAGACAGCGGCGTGACACGCTGGATAAGGTCATCCACCGGTGACACGTTAGACGGAGGCGGAGCCACAGGCCGAACCGGAGGTCGGTTCTGCATTTCCTGAAACCCATGCTCCAGTTGCAGCAACTTGGCAGAGTTGTTTGACATCATCTCTTGGTATTCAGCGGCCTTATCGTAGTCGCCAATAGACCAAGCCTCTTTGATGTTCGCCTTCAGGATTTCCTGATCGCGCTTAACCGTGTCAATCGCGTTTTTGACAAGGTGAAGATGGGTGTCTTCCACCTCTGTTGCCGCCTGATTCGCGCGGGCAGCAGCCTCACGAGCCCGCTTTTCCGCCTCTTCACGGGCCTGACGCTCTGCCTGAAGACGCCGGTTTAGCTCCTCAATGGCCGAATCAGGAGAGACAGCTACTTTTTCAGGTTCAGGAGCCGGAGCTTCCGGCTCATCTTCAGCTAGAAGCACAACCTCCGGCTCTGCTTCCACTTTTGGCTCATCACCAAGATCAAGGCTAATTTGGTTTTTATCGTCTGCCATAGGAAATCTCCTTACCAAGCAGCGTCAGGATGCGGAACGCGCCCTTGCACAAGAGCGTCATCAACAATTCGGCAAAGAACGCCGTTGACAGTGATGCTCCAAGCATCGCTAGGACGCACGATCAGCCAGTCGTGCATGTTGATTTCAACGTCTTGAAACCACTTCCCGGCGTCATCCTCAAAAGCAAGATTGCCTTTTTTAACCAAAAGGCCGACTTTGGACTGAAATTTGTCCTCTTCTCGGTTTTGGTCCGGCAAAAAGAACCCGCTTTTGGTCTTCTCCGGGCGCAAATAGACCGCGATCAAGAGTTTATTGTTGAACAATTCAATCCCTGACAGATCGCCAATCTCGCTAATCAACTTCTCCTTTGGATCAACCTCATGATCCATCACCATGTATGGCATGTTTAAGCCCCCTCTTCCTTACCGTTAACAATGGCTTGCGCCTCATCAACAAGCTCTAAAGCCTGCCGAAGTCCTCTGATTATTCCTACTTGGTGTTTGTATGTGGCAAAGTCAAAGTCTTCCATGACATGAATAGTTGTCAGAGACTCTTTAAGCCGCTCTATTTCTTGAGAAATAAGATCATCTAGCTTGCGCCTGAACAGCGCATGATTGGTCAACATATCGTCCCCCGTGACGATCCCCCTGTATGTAAGGTGGGACGGGAGATGGAGGGGGCCCAGTCTCCCGTCCCGATTCGCAACGTCTCGGGCCGCTGCGAATTAGTGTTTGCGCGACTGAATTTCCGTCTTTTCCAGTCGGCCAAGACCCGAGCCAGCGCCCGCGTCCATATCCTTGTAGGAGCGATAGACCTTGCCGCCAGCCTTGCGAGCCGACCGCTTGTTCTCCTGAATTTCAGTCTTCTGAAGACGGCCCTCACCCGAACCAGCGCCCGCAGTCATGTTCTTATAAGACGCGCGGCCACCACGCTTGCGCGCCATGGGCGGCATCTGAGGAGGCATCTGCGGCGGAGGAGCCGGAGGCGCGGCCATCGGCATCGGGGGCGGACCACCCTGCGGGCCACCCGGAACCGGAATCGGAAGACCCGGAGGCGGCGCACCCGGAGGAGGAGCCATCATGCCGTCGGGCTGATCACCCTTGCCAGCCGCAATGATGATGTTGATGTTGGTCTTGCCCTTAGCGCGACCGCCATCTTTGCGAGCCATACGGCCACCGGGAACAACGCCCGGAACCTTTTCGGGATAGCCCGCGCCAGAAAACACACCGCCGCCGCTCTCACGGTTCATGCGCTTCATGCCACCCTGAGACTTACCGGTGCGAGCTTCAGGCTTCACCATCTTCTTGATGAGGGCCTTGTCCATCGCCTCGTCAGGGTGCTTGGCCTTGCCGCCGTTCTTCAGGCCGGGCGTGACAGGGTTGCCTGCGAACTCCATGGCCTTGTCTTTCACCATGGACATGCGGGGATCGCCCATCATCGGGCCACCCATCATCTTTTTGGTGCGGCCACCGGACTTGCGGCCTTCCATAAACTTCTGCGCTTCAGCAGCAGACATCCCACGCATTTCAGGCTTGGTATCAAGGTCTTTCGGGCGCGCGGGCGGCAGCGGAGGGTTTTTGGGCAGCTTGCTCTCGGGCTCCGCCTTGGTCGCGGCAGGCGAGACAACCTTCTTGTTGCCCTCGTAAAGACCTCCGCCATGCTCTTTCTTGGCGCGACCACCCTTCTTCATGCCCCCAACGTGCTTGAGGCCCTCACGGTCCTCGTTGGCGTCCTTGACGTTGCGGTTGATCTTGGCATTGGCATAGGAGCGGGGCGTGACACCCAGATTGGACTTGGCCTTCTCGCCAGTCACCTTGCCACCAGACTTAAACGCGCGGCGCGAAATTGGGCGCAGACCCGTCTTTACGTCAGCGTTCAGAGCGTCCTTGGGCGGCTCGTAGCTGGAAGAATCAACCTTAGCGCCGGGCTCGCCAGCGGCGATCCTCTTCGCCTTGCTCTTCATGGCCTCGCGGGCCTTCTTGGCAACGTCGTACATGCTTGCTCCTAGCTAGGTTCTGGGGCGTCCCCCATGCTGCCGGGAAGGGGGCTTGGGCAGCGGCAAGCCTTTGCGGAAACTTAGCATAAGCGCCCTGTCAACAACAGAGCCGCCCTTGTTTTTGCCAAGGCCAATTTGCCTAGCGTACTCAGGGTCAAATTCTGCCCACCTAGAACGTAGGTTTTCTGGCAGAAGAATTAAGTAACTGACATTTCCTCTGTCTTCGACTGAATTGATATATGGGATATGGTCATATCCTTGTGATTTTAAGTATTTTTCGTAAGCCACTTTAGCATTTATAGAGTCTGGTTTTAGTTTATTTTTGTCTGCAAAGACAGTTACTTTTCGGCGCAGTTCAGCTTCAGAGAACGGCTCTCCATTACTTTTGACAAATGGTTTTTCCATGCGGGCAAGCAAAGGCATAATAGAGCCTGCCTGATTTTCATTAGCCAACCCACTTCCAAGCCCATAATCTTTACCAAAATATTTACGCAGACGGTCTTCAGCGGCTTGCAAGCTGCCAACATGCACCCCTAAAAGATCATGCCTTTGCGGGCCGCGATACATCCTAAATTCGTCAAAAGGCTCCGTCGCGCGCGTGGCGTGATAAACATCACTGGTAAAACCAAGTTCCCTTGCTCTTGCTAATCTTTCAGCTTCAGAAGCCGCCAGTTTAGCGCCTGTTGACCCCAGCGCCCCAGCCGGAGCCATTCCAAACCCGCCGCCCATGACGGTTCCGGCTAGTTCCGTAGCGCGCTGAATAGCTTCGTCGGATTTGGGGTCTAGGCGTCCCTGATAGGCGTCACCGGGCGCTGTCACGCCGCTCATGATGCCCTTTGCCATTCTGACAGGCCATGTCTGACCAAGAACCTCGCCAACATCCGCCATCTTCTCTCTGGTGTCCAACTGCTTGGCGTAGTTGACCAGATCATTCGCGGCGACGTTCTGCTCTTCCTGCGTGCGCGGGAACATGCCCTCCGGCGTGCCGCCATCCTGCATGACCTGACGCCCCACATGCGGAAGGTAATGGGTCGGATATTGGTCTTGCAGGAGGCGGGGCTTCTTCATGTCAGCGCTGCGTCAGGAGATGATGGATGATCTCCAAAGCCTTATGGATCGCCGCGTCTTTGCCCCCCGCGCCAGC